TTACATTCCGTATGCCTGCTCCGTTGGCTAACCGTTTTGTTCACTTGGAAATGCAAGTTAACTGGGATGACTATTTTGATTGGGCGGTTGACAACAAGATCCATCAAGATGTTGTGGGCTTTTTGACTTTCTCTAAGAAAGACTTGTATGATTTCGATCCTAAGTCCAGTTCACGTGCCTTTGCTACTCCACGTAGCTGGAGTTTTGTAAGCGAATTACTTACAGACGATGACTGTGATAACGACACACTAACAGACTTAGTGTCCGGTTCAGTTGGTGAAGGTTTGGCTGTTAAGTTTATGGCGCACCGCAAACATGCTAGCAAAATGCCTAATCCTACAGACATTTTGAGTGGCAAAGTTAAGAAAATGGATTCAAAAGAGATTTCAGCAATGTACTCTTTGACTGTATCTTTGTGCTATGAATTGAAAGATTCTTGCGAGAAGAAAGCTAAAAACTGGAACGATCAAGTTAATAATTTCTTCCAATTTATTATGGATAATTTTGAAACAGAATTGGTTATTATGGGTACTAAACTAGCATTGTCAACTTACAAGTTGCCGTTAGATCCAGACGAAATCAAATGTTTTGATGATTTCCATGCCAAATTTGGCAAGTACATTAGCCAAGCTACAGAAAAATAATTTGGTTTAGCACTATTTGACACCTCCTTCGGGAGGTGTTATACTATATACATAGTAACAATTCAGGAGCATAAATGTCACACGCAGATCCAGTTATAGACAAAATTATTGTAGCCCGTGTGGGTCTACTACTTCGTCATCCGTTTTTCGGTAATATGGCTACACGCTTAAAAATACAAGAAGCTAGCGATTGGTTACCTACTGCGGCTACAGACGGTCGTACTATTTTCTTTAACCGTAAATTTTTCGATCCACTAACAGTTAAACAAGTCGAGTTTGTTATTGCACATGAAATTCTGCATAATGTATTCGATCATATGGGTCGGCGAGAAGGACGTAATCCGCGCATTTTTAACATTGCCGCTGATTATTGTGTAAACGGACAATTAGTCCGTGACCGTATCGGCGATCATCAAATTCCTGATATTAAAATTTTCCATGATCCTAAATATTATGGCATGGGCGCAGAAGAAGTCTACGACAAAATTTTTGATGAAATGGACGAAGATGAACTCAATGCACTTGGACAATTATTGGACGAGCACATTGACTGGGGAGAAGATGGCAAAAATGGTCAGCCAAAGTACACTAAAGAAGAATTAAAACAGATTCGTGACGAGATTCGTGAAGCTACAATTCAAGCCGCAAATGCCGCAGGTGCTGGTAACACTCCTGCTAGTGTACAACGCATGATTAAAGAATTTACAGAGCCTAAAATGAATTGGCGTGAAATTTTACGTCAACAAATCCAAAGCACTATTAAAAACGATTATTCATTCATGCGTCCTAATCGTAAGGGTTGGCATATGAACGCAATTCTACCAGGCACTCAATTTCAAGAAACAATTGATATCTGTGTAGCTATTGACATGTCAGGTTCTATTGGTGATGAACAAGCCAAAGACTTCTTAAGTGAAATTAAGGGCATTATGCAAGAATATCAAGACTTTAAAATTAAAGTTTGGTGTTTTGATACTCGAGTGTATAACGAAGCAGACTTTGACGGTTACAATATCGATGAGTTTGATAGCTATGAACCAATGGGCGGTGGTGGAACTGATTTTGATGCTAACTGGGAATACATGAAAGAAAATGATATTCAGCCTAAGAAGTTTATCATGTTTACTGACGGATATCCGTTTGGTTCATGGGGTGATGAATTGTATTGCGATACAGTATTCATCATACACGGCAATGATAAGATTGTTCCTCCATTCGGGGAATTTGCTTATTACGAACAAGTTAAAGAAGTAGCATGACATTAAAAGCGGGCAAAGCTAATCCTTTAAATTACTTTAATTTACGGAGGGTTGACTTTGCCTGCCCTCATTTTAAGTATACAACTATAAACAAATATAATCCTACTCTAATCAAATCTTTAGATGCTTGGATTAGCAAAAACTTAAATAATCGGTATTACATAGGACAAGGCATAGGTTTAGATAATTCCAATACTATTGTGTATAATACACGTATTGGTTTTGAATCAGAAAAAGAGTTAAGTTTTTTCACGATTGCTTGTCCTATTTTGTAAACAAGATAATTATATTAGTACTTTTCAAAGGAGATACATATGACTGATACTGTACAAGAACCAACACAAGAACAACCAACTAATACTGCACAACAAGATCAAAATAACGATTTAACAATTAACGATTTGGCTGCAATGAAAAACATTATTGATATTGCTAGCACACGCGGTGCATTTAAACCAAATGAAATGGTAGCAGTTGGTACGATTTATAACAAACTATCTGCTTTTTTAGATCAGGTTCAAAAACAAGCTGAAGCACAAAAAGCTCAAGGATAATATTATGGCCGAACTCAAACATGTAGGCAGAGTTATATCTACAAAGAAAAAATGTATTGTAGTATATCGTACTTTGCCAGGCGATGCACATAGTTGCCTAATTGTACCAACTGAAAATTTACCAGATAGCTATCACGATAGTTTAATCAATTTAGTAGAAAGTAATGCTGGGCAAAGTTCCTACGAGTTTGCCGAAGTAATGGCACGTAGTAATTTTTCCGATGGCAGTATTATGCTAGCGGCATTACATGCTCAAGGTCGTTTAGTTAAGCTAGGTACTAGCGAAGTAGAAATGACTCCTACTACATCAGGTAGTATTGTGTTGTCAGAATTAAATCAAATTATTGCTGAACAACGCGGTGTTGCAGTTGACGATTTATCACTTAAATCAAATTCTGCAGAACCTACTGCATCTAAAACTGTAGAAGCTCCAGTCGTAGAAGAAAAAATTGACACTACGCCCACTATAAGTGCTAATGTAACGCTTACACCAGAAGAACAAGCTAAACAATTTAGAAGTGATGCTGATCGTTTAAGCAAACAAGCGGCTGAATTAAGACGTCAAGCAGAAGCATTAGTACCTACAGCAAAGAAGACCAAGGTAACTGACGCATCGTGACATCATCGGGAAAAGTACTTCCCAAGGATGTCATAGCAAATTGGCCGGAAGTGTTTGGCGATATCAAACTAAATGTACTACCTCTTGGGTATGTACATGCAGTTATGATTAATTTTAAAAATGGCAAAACTTGGGAAATTAAAATAACTAATCAAGTTAAACGAGAAGGATGGACTGCCTTTGAAAAGAATCTATCTGAAATGGTTAAACGCTACGAAAGTGAAATAATCGATGTCGATTTTAAACTAGACACTATTAGGGTTAAAAAAGACATCGAGCGTAGCACTCAAAAATTCCTTAAGAAAAAGAAGTTATAAATGAATGTTAAATTGCTTAGTTACAGCCAGCCAACTGAAGAATTCGCTAGCATGGGAATCTCGGATGCACAAGAACTCATTGCCTACTGTGCAAGAGTCAGTAACCCGAGCAATCAGCTTAATACAGAAACCTCAGAAAAGCTCATACGATATCTTATTAAGCACCAACATTGGAGTCCTCTCGAAATGGTGTCCGCCTGCATCGAGATTACTACTACAAGAGATATCGCAAGACAAATCCTTAGACATCGAAGCTTCAGCTTTCAAGAGTTCAGCCAACGTTATGCTGACCCAACAAAGGATCTCAACTTTGTACTTAGAGATGCTCGCAAGCAAGATACCAAAAATAGACAAAACAGTATAGAGCTTGATATTCATAATAACGACGAAGATCGTTTTCTTGCTTATCAATGGGAACGTATGCAAGAGTTAGTTATTAAACAAAGCCGTGATGCATACGAATGGGCTGTTAGTAAAGGTATTGCCAAAGAACAAGCTCGTGCTGTACTGCCAGAAGGACTTATTGAAAGTCGTTTGTATATGAATGGCACACTACGCAGTTGGATTCATTTTATTGAATTGCGTAGTTCAAACGGTACACAAAAAGAGCATCAAGAAGTTGCTATCGCTTGTGCCGAAGTTATAGCTAAGATCTTCCCAATGACTACAGATCTTATTTAAAAGTCTCCGGAGGAAACAGTTCAATATGCACTTTGAATTGTTCTTCTAACCAATCCCAATCATTAATTTTTGCAAGTGCTTCAGGGTCATCTTTATATGTTGTTCCGTACCATTCGCCTGCACTTGCACCGCCTCTAGAATATTCAGAAAACTTTTCTCGGCTGTTATTAAATCTCCAAGTATCTAGTCGATGGTTTGTTTCGTCATCAATTTGACCGTGAATTGCTTTGCTGGCCAATTTGGCACATTCTCTAAAACTACTACGCCAGGTACTTAACGGATCAGTATTGAATACTGTTATGTTACTAACTTTTTCCATTACTTTAAATCTAGGACTAATACTAGTAGTCATATCTGGACTGTCAATATCCATATTTAAAGTTAATTTTGTAGGAAGAAGTTTAATTCCACCGTAACCGTATTCTAATCCATTAATAGGATTGACACTACGCCAAACGTGTACAATATCCTCTTCGCTAGGATCTAATTTTATATCAAATTTAAAAGATGGCAATATAAATGCATCAGCATCAACAACATAAAACATATTAGTGGTTGATCTTTTAGCGGCTTCTACATGAGCTCGATGAATTCCTTTTACATTTTGTACTCTAAAAATTTTATTGTAGGGAGCTTTTTTTAATAAATTTATATAGTTTGTTGTAGAGTCGGATTCTTGATAACTTATAAATGCGATATCATACATTATGTTTTTTCCTTACAATTCTTGGACTATTATTAAAAACCCTTTTGAAAAACTTACTAGAATCTTTGCATGGTTCAAACAATTCTAAACCACATTCATCTCTAAGTGTATAACCTAATCCAGAGATTTCGTGAGGTAGCATTTCATCAGTAACTTTACTATATCTAGTTTCCCATTGTTCAGTCAACCAATCAAAATCACGAACATTAGCGTAATCCCAATCTGTACAATTAGTCAGATATGCTCCTTCTCTTGCACCATATACACTCCATAACCCATTAGTAACATCGGCGCCTACGTTACACCACACTAGCAATCTATCATAATTTTGCCACCAAATTGTTTTAAGATCTGCTACCTTAGCACCTTGATTCAAAGACATTTTTACGCCTTCTCTGAAGCCGGCTCGCCATGCTTGGAATGGACTGGCATTGGTAAAACTTTCTGAATAGTTTTCATTAAATTGGTAATATTTTTCATCAAAACAAAATTCAACTAGACCTTTTGTATCGTTAGGATCCGAATTTTCATGTGTACGCATGTTGTTTACAAACTCTGGAGTCCACATTTTAAGTCCGCCGTTACCGTACATAAGATGATTAACATGAACTTTACCGCACCAACTAAACACATAATCTTTAGTTAATCCTAATTCATCTAAATCAATTTCAACTTCTAAGAATGAAGGATCAATTATATTATCACCATCAACTGTAACAAAATACTCAGTTTCGCATAATTTTGCACAGGCCTTATGAGCGGCATCACTACCTTTAACTCCGTGTACACGTTTTGCCCAAGGTACTTTTTTTAGCAAATCTGCATAATTTTTTTCAGCATTAGGTTCATCGTAACTTAAAAATATAATATCTTGATCTATAACTTTTATCATTTTGTTTTAATTTTCCATACTTTTAATCCGTAGCTATCAAAAACAGTTTTTGAACTAACAGATATTTTATTAATTTGAGATTCTAAATTTGTGTCAAACGGCACAATTACTTTATCCGCTATCAAAGATGTTAATTCAATATCTATAGTTCTAATTAAAAAATCTAAATCATTTTTAAGTGTTATAAAAATTTTAATTACTCTTGTAGTTATTTTTTTATCATAAAATTTTTTTCTAGCAGAATCTGATATAATAAAGATCCATTGTTTATTATACTCATCCCAATGAACAACTAGTTCTGTAGTTTTTGTAGGAGGATTAACAATCCATTCAAACATGTGATTTCTAAATGCCTGACCTTGGAATTCTTTTTGTACTAAATCCACTCCGTATTCATTGCCAGGATTTTTAGTTTTAACAACTGCCCAATCTTTAAATTGCTCCTCACCTGAAACCAATGCATCGTACTGTTCGTAAGGAACTACTATACTATGATCATATTCAGGCCTGTGTTCGTTTGATGCCGCTAATAATTCCCCAGTTTCCAAATCAAAATATATTCTGTAAATTGGCTTAAATGAAATTCTTGCAATATTAGCTAAATCTTCGGGGCTTAATCCGTCATCAATTTCG